AATTTATCTCTTAAATATTTAACGTCATCAATATCCCCCGTATAAGTACCACCGGGCAGTGACTCAATTTTGGTTGCAGCTTGCCCGCCACGAATCGGAATAAAGTAATCTTCGTCAATACTCATAGGATTATACCGCAAGTCAACTCGACCAGTATCTTGATCAATTACTTGGTTTCTTTTCATTTGAGTGACGATTCTTTGCATGTGTTGTTCGACTTCATTTTCTGGAATCCCGCCAACGTCAATATAAAAAACACGCCGCTCGGGGGATCGAACAACTCTGTACGCCATCATCGCGTCCTCAAGAAGCATTAATTGCCTCCAGATTCGGCGGGATGATTCTAAACAGGATGTGCCATAAGGTGCATACTTATCATTTCCTAAGATTCTAAAGTGAGCGACTTGCCAATTCTCAAATGTAAGTCCGCCAGAATTCCATTGGAACTGTACATAATTAGGATTAGTTTTGTCTTCTCCCTCTAATCGTTCAATTTCACCTGGTGGCAACCCAATGACAGACTTTATTCCCAAGCTATCATCAATATCCAAATAGAGAAAATAGTCTCCATATTTGCACATACTGCGGCACCAACCATAAAGATTAAACTCTATATTTAAAATACTATAAAACAAATCCTGTAATATTGTTTTGATTTCTTCATTCGGACAGTTTACCGTTAAAAGTTTTTGGAGAGGAGACGAAACTGTCATCTCATCTGCATAAATATCCATAGCCGACGCAATCTCAGGCATATACTCCATTTGATCGAAGTCTACATATCTTTCACTTCGGGCTGCATTTGAGGTAGATTGCGCATACACATTATCAAAAGGGTTGTATGTAGATTTCTTAAAGCTCAACCCCGCCGCAGATTGAAATTTATATTTATCTAACTGCCACCTTTTCTCGCTTCGCGGGTTCTGTCTTTGATACTTTGTAATCGGTCCAGAAAGCAGCCGAGTCAGAGCTTTAAATAAGAAAGAATCCGGGTTGCGAGTATTTTGTTTGTTTTTGTTCATTATTTATTAACCTTTTATAAGCCATCCAAAATTTTTATAATTTTCTTGTGCTTCTCTCATTTTATCAAAAGATTCTTGTTTTTTGTAGCCATACATACCAGGAATTGTCGTATTTAATTTTGTATTGGAACTTATCATTGAATTTAAAAATGCTCTCTTGTACGCTAAGTCTTTTGTATTCTCTTCCAAAACAGTATCTCGAACCCAGCAACAGATGGCTAGTGACATAACTAAGTCATCATTATATCCTCTCTGCGCTTCGGGTCTTCCGTTTCTCCAAACAAATGTTTTTAATTCTTGAAATACTCTTATAGAATTCAAAGTAATTAGTTCATTTCTTATGAATTCCTCCAGTTTAGCGACAATGAGTGGTCTGGTTTTTTGAGACGTTGTAAAGCCAGCGATTACGTTTGTTGCACCATCAGCTCTATATTGTTCCACATATTCATGAGTTCCTTTAGTAGAGTAATATAAATTTGGATAACCGGCATCAATGAGCTTTTCCAAAACTGAATAACCAATGTTGTTATTTTCAACAATGACCATCGCGTCTCCGTATTCTTTTCCGGCATCGAATAATATTCTCGCAAATAAATCTGTTGTTGGCTTGCCGCGATATTCTGCGACTTGTTCCATAGTTTTGGTATCGAAAACGTGGAACACTGAATAATCATTTCCATCCCCGCGAGCAACATCGCCCACCAATAAATATTTGCTTTCTGGGTCGTATTCTTTCCAAATCCAAAAATTTCTATCAAAACCTGTTTGATGTTTCGGGTCGCAACACAACTGTTCTATTTTGTTTAAATTATCTGGGTGTATGACTGTTTCACCAGATGCATTAAAATTACACTCGTACTCTTGTGCAACTCGACGACGAGATAAATTCCTGGTTGTTTCTTCAAACCAATCGTTATCCCTTTCAGGATGAAGGGTCCAGTGAAGTATTGTTGGATGAAAATCATTCTCACCACTTTGGGCGGAGACATATGTTTTGTGGAACCAATTGCCCACACCATTAGGAGATGAAAGCGCAATACATCGTCCGCCCGCCGCCATTGTAGGTTGAAGTGCTGTCCACAAATCATCAAAACCCTCAATATGTGCAGCCTCATCAATCACCAATAATGACAAAGCTTCTGAACGACCAGCGTCTGCTGACGTTGATGATGCTTTAATTTCTGATCCATTGTTTAATACAAACGATGAACGGTTATCAATCGCAATTTGTGCCAACTGGTCGAACCATGGAGGCAGCATTTTAATCATCGCTTTTACTTTTTTAACAAGATTTGCCGCTGTGCTGAACTTTGTCGCAATTACTAAGATATTCTTATCACGATGAAATAGCATCATCCACGACACATATGCAGCAGAAATGGTTGAGATACCCATCTGCCTTGATTTTAGTATCACATTGTTGCGATAATCGTTAAATTTGTGCAATAATTCTTGTTGAAAACCCCAAGTCTTGAATGGTATCTGCCCACGTTGAGGGTGTGCAATTTTGCAGTAATTGTCAATAAAATAGACAGGATCTTTACCGCATTTAACTATTTCTTTGACAAGATCTTTTTTGGAAAGGTATTGTGACATACATAATAATTAGCAGTCAGGATGATCTGTAGACTCACTAGTGGCGAAAACATCCAAAGAATTAAACATTTCGTCAGAATTATCAGTTAACATTGATGGGAGCGTATCGTTTTCTTTTATTTTTGTTAATCATCTTTTTCACTCTTAATAAATATTTTGCGCCTTTGCCCAAATACATCAAAAGTTTAGTGCCTTTTCCCAATGCATCCCCAGCATAGGGTAAAACGGACACAATGGAAAGCGCAGCCATAATCCAACATTTTCTATAGGCATACCACATAGCGTTCATTAAATCGGAAATACCAGTAGGATCTGCGATACCAATTACATCAAGTAATGTTTGAGCACCAAAGCGCATCCAGTCTTTAACACCTTCGTCCAATTTTTCAAAATTGTTGTTTTCCCAAAGGTGTTCAATGTCACTGTTTTGGGCATATTCAATAACACGTTGTTCGGTTATAAGTTGATCTTCCGTTAAATAACGTCGCCAGTTTTCGAATAGTTGTTCCATTAAACGCTTTCAGGAGCATCGTCCTCAACTCCTATGTTTACGTCTTCATCGGAATCTTTTTTTCTGGAGGAAAATGACATCATCTTCTTGACTTTGCTCATTATTTTTTTAATGGGTGATAAAATTTTAGCCATCAATCCAGGTTCTTTTTCAAGAGCGTCTGTTAATTCTCCTTTAAATTGTTCAACTGCTTCAGGATTTTTAAACTTTTCTCTCATTTCTTCTAAAGACAAAACTTTTCTCTTGAGAATATACTCGAAGACCAGCTTTAAGACCTTGTAGACAACGAGCGCGATAAGGCCACCTGAACCGGGGAGTACGAGCATTGCCAACAATCCCACGATGGATTCAACAGATTTAAAAACATTAGTAGATATTTCTGCGCCTGACGCGGCGGTTGAAGCAATTTCCGAAGGTATTTCTAAAGCAGTCTGTGCCAAGTCTGCGCTGCCAGCGATAAGGTCTTTGAGAACTAAATATAAATCTTTGATAGCTAATACCGTATCTGTGGCCATGTCCATCCACTCGACCTCGCTTAACAACTCAAGTTCCTGTTCTTCAGTCAGAAGATTGTCATCATTAAAATATTGTTCCAACAGTTGTGTCTGTTTTTCTTCTTCTAGATAATGACGCCAATTTTCCATCAAGAGTTTCATATTATTCACCGTTCCCTATTTGACCAGCACTTTTGCCGGGTGTATGATTTCTTACAAAATCTTGCAATAATTCAAGGATGTCTTGCCCTACCTCGGCATCCATGCCAAGGCTTTTGTTCATTAATTTATCACCAAGCTCTTTATGCAAAATTCGTAATGCTTGTGGCAAACGTTTTGGATCGGGAGCATGAAGATCACTACCAGGGATTCCACCAGTAACTTCGCCAGATTCGTCATCAACGTTAAAACGCTCTGACTGAACACCTGCTAGCTCCTCAAGAATTAGTTTTTTAAGAAATCTTTTTGTAAGTTTCATTTAATTTTTCACCATCCCAAACTATAGTTTAAAACTACCTTGCTATTTTGGCTCGTTGCCGCACTTAACTATTTCCTTGACAAGATCTTTTTTAGAAAGATATTGTGACATACATAATAAATAGTTACTTGATGCTTTGACGCCCTTTATATTACTTAAGGACTTTAAAGCAGTTTTTTAAAATAATATTAACACTTTCCCTTTTTACTTCGGATAAAGAAGACAGAATATTTACATATGAGTTCGCATCTAGTCCGAGGTGAGACATTAAAGCAGTGATAAAAGTGGCAGATGCAACAGGATTATCCATAATCTTTTCTAGATCCTTCTTGATGCCGCTGTGGTTTACAATACTTTTAACAGCATCTTCAATAGATGACTTTAGATGTGGATCTCTTTTGACCTTTTGGTTTAAACTTTTAACTTGACCTTTTGCGCCTGCAATCGAAAGCTGCTCTGTTAAAAATATATTAACTTCACCTTTGATGATATATCTGATATGTTGTTCTGTAAGTTCCATTATTTAATTTCAACGCAATGATCCCAATGCATCCATGATTTGACGTAAGTGTGCCACAACCCATTGCACCTTGGCTGCATCTACTGGTTCACCAGTATCACCAGCAACACTTAGTTCACCATAAATTTTTCCCACATGATTCCGAATTTCATAAAGTTTACCTGACAGTTCTTCTGACAGTTCTTCT